CAGTTGGGTGTGAAGATGAGCGTAGCCACAAAGAAGCTTGGCTGCAGCAACCTCAAGGCTCTTGTTGAGGAAGGAAAACTAACATTCAAGGACTTTGATATTGTCCAAGAACTAACTACCTTTATTGTAAAGGGAACATCATTTGCTGCTGAAGATGGCTGTAATGATGACCTTGCTATGTGTATGGTTATCTTTGCTTGGGTTGTTGCCCAGGATTACTTCAGAGAAATGACCGATAACGATGTTCGCAAAGAAATCTACCAAGAAAAAGAGGGTCAAATTGAGCAAGATATGGCACCTTTTGGTTTCATCACGGATGGCTTAGATGATGACACATTTGTTGATGCCCAAGGTGATAGTTGGAGTAACGCAACTGTTGGTGAATATGGAGATATGAGTTATATGTGGGATTACAGCTAAAAAAGTCATTTTTATAAATATTTTTAGATTATTCGGACTTTCATAGGGAGACCCACAAGATGCCTGTAAATTTAGCATCGCCCGGAGTATTAATCAGGGAAGTTGACCTTACACTAGGTCAGGTACAAACTTCTACCGATAAGACCGGCGCTATTGTTGCCCCCTTTGCCAGGGGACCTGTTGATGAGCCTGTATTAATTGCCAGTGAGAATGAGCTTCTTGATGTATTCGGTCAACCATCTTCTACTGATAGGCAGTATGAAGGTTGGCTAACAATCTCATCATACCTCTCATATGGTGGTATTATGCAGGTTGTTCGTTCTGACAACGAACTCATCGAAAACAGCTATGCTGGAGATGCCAGCGCTGACATTAAAATTAAGAGTCTAGAGGACTATAACGCTCTAGCGTATGACGAAAATACTATTCCAGGATACACTGTAATTGCAAGAAACCCAGGTTCTTGGGCAAACGGCATTAAAGTTGCATTTATTGACGGTAGAGCTGATCAGACCTTCACTGGAATTTCTACTACAGATGGAGATCAACTATCCCTAGGACAGGGTGTTGTTCAAACAATCAGCAAGGTTGCTGCTGGCGCAGGTACAACTCAAGTAGTAGAAGGTGAACTAAAAGGTATTATCACCGGTATCACCTCAACCTCAGAAGACTACAGCGTAGAAGTCAAGATCCTAGGTTTCATCCCAACAGGCGGAACCGAAGCTGAAGTTGACTATCAGCAGGGCGGAACTTGGTCCTATGTTGATAGCGACTTTGATGTGTACGATAGCGTCGGTTTAGTTGCTACTGTATCAAACGCTACAGCACCTAGAGATTGGTTTGATGATCAGGAAGTTAGCCTACAGTCAGGTCGCGTAAGTGTGCCCTGGAACACGATTGCTAACCGCCCAACAACTACCGAGTATGCACGTAACCGTAACTCCCGCTTCGATGAAGTTCACGTAGTTATCTTTGATGACACTGGCGAAGTTACAGGAAACGCAGGTACAATTCTAGAGAAGAACATCGGTATCTCCAAGGGTAGAGACGCTGAATTCTCTGTAGGTACTCCCTCTTACTGGAGAAAGTTCCTAGCAAATACTTCCAGCTACCTATTCGGTGGTTCTGAGCCCTCAGGCACAGTTCCTACTTCATTCGAAGTCGGTCAAGGAAATGGCTTCCAGCCAGAGACAGGTGGTGATTGGGATCAGCAGGTTCGCAACACCTTCTTCAAGTCTTGTGGAAACCTACAGCTAGTCCTAGAAAACGGTAAGAACTATGACGGTGGCATCGACATCGATGTTCCCGGTTCACTACAAGTAGACGTAGGTGATATTGCCTCTGGCTACAACAACTTCGAGTCTGATGACGAAACCAACGTAGACTTCCTACTAATGGGTTCAGCAGCTTACTCTGAAGCTGAAGCACAGTCACTAGCTAATAAGCTAATCGCTATCGCTGAGCAACGTAAGGACGCTATCGCTTTCGTTAGCCCCTACAGAGCTTCACAGATCACCGACAGTCAGACTGGCGCACAGATCACAATCGATTCTGAAAGAATCACCAGCAACGTAATCAGCTTCTACAGCACCGTTGCTTCCTCCTCATACGTCGTATTCGACACCGGATACAAGTACATGTATGACCGCTTCGCAGACAAGTTCCGCTATGTTCCCCTAAACGGTGACATTGCTGGCTGCTGTGCTCGTACCGACCAGGTTGCCTTCCCTTGGTTCTCACCTGCTGGTACAACTCGTGGCGCTATCCTCAACGGAGCACGCCTCGCATACAACCCAACTCAAATCCAACGCGACAGACTATACTCTGCTCGCATCAACCCAGTCATCTTCTCCAACGATGTTGGCGGTATCACCCTCTTCGGTGATAAGACTGGTCTATCAGCCTCTTCCGCGTTCGACAGAATCAACGTTCGTCGTCTATTCATCTACGTTGAAGAAGCTATCGCAGCGGCTGCTAAAGATCAGCTATTTGAATTCAACGACGAAGTTACCCGTACCAACTTTGTTAACATCGTAGAGCCTTTCCTCCGCGACGTTAAGTCTAAGCGTGGTATTACCGACTTCCTAGTCGTTTGTGATGAGACTAACAACACACCAGCGGTTGTAGACCGTAACGAGTTTGTTGCTGACATCTTCATCAAGCCCACACGTTCCATCAACTTCATCGGACTAACCTTCGTTGCTACCCGCACGGGCGTTAACTTCGAAGAGATTGTTGGTACTGTTTGATCGCTACTACCTAACTAATAAGGAGAAACCCCAATGGCAAGTACAAGAGTTCAGGTAGAGTCCCCAGTATTGAGGACTATTAGTGACTTCAAGGCTAAGATGACTGGCGGCGGTGCCCGCCCTAATCTCTTTGAAGTTGTTCTTCAGTTCCCACTCTCGGCTCCTACCGATACAGATACACTACAAAAGTCACGCTTCCTAGTCAAGGCTGCTGCACTTCCCGCTTCTAACATTACACCCATCGAAGTTCCCTTCCGTGGTCGTACATTGAAGATTGCTGGAGACCGCACCTTCGACACCTGGACCATCACTGTTCTAAACGATACCGACTTCGCTATCCGCTCTGCGATGGAGAAGTGGATGAACACAATGAACAGTATGGAAACTGCACAGGGAAGCAATGACCCCGCAGACTACCAGTCTGATGCATATGTTTACCAGCTAGACCGTGACGGTTCTACGCTACGCACATACCGTTTCCACGATGTTTTCCCAACAAACATCTCCACAATCGACCTCAACTACGAGACAACTGATACCATTCAGGAGTTCACCGTAGAAATGCAGGTTCAGTGGTGGGAAGCCATCAAGGGCAGCGGTGCAAACGCAGGTGGAGAAGACATTTTCTGATTCACGCTTCAACTCCCTATACCAAGAGCCCCCAAAAGGGGCTCTTTTTTTATGGTCTAAATATATGTGTTAGAAGGTATAACCTACTTGTTTTTATTATGGGAAGACTATTTGGTTTTTCAATTGAAGATGATGACATCCAACGCCCTGGATCGCTCAGCCCCGTACCCGAAAATAACGCGGACGGAGTTGACTACTATGCCACGGGTGGTTTTGGAGGATCTTACATCGATTTGGAAGGTGTCTATAGAACGGAATATGAGCTAATCCGTCGCTATAGAGAAATGGCTCTACTCCCCGAAGTTGACAGTGCTATCGAGGATATTGTAAACGAAGCAATCGTCAGTGACTTATATGAGTCCCCTGTTCAGGTTGAATTAAGCAATGTAAACGCAAGTGAGAAGGTAAAAAACATCATTCGTGATGAGTTTAAATATATTAAAGAACTATTGGACTTTGATAAGCGTTCCCACGAGATTTTCCGTAATTGGTACATTGATGGTCGTTTGCACTATCTTAAGATAATTGACTTTGAGAGACCCCAGGATGGTATTACTGACTTGCGCTACATTGATCCAATGAAGATCAAGTTTGTGCGTAAGTTAAATCCCAAGGTAGCCGATACAAAGGCAGCTCAGGTATTGACATTGAATAATACTGGAGCACAAATTCCAAATGGTCGTAATAATATTTTTAGTCAATCGATTGATGAATATTATATCTACACTCCCACAGCAAGTTCTTCTACAGGATACGGTACTGCCCAAGCAAATGGTTCATCAGCTAGTGGTTCTACCAAACTAACAAAAGACTCTATTGCATATTGCAATTCGGGTCTGGTTGATAGGAACAACCAAACAACACTATCTTGGTTGCATAAAGCTATCAAGGCAGCTAACCAGCTAAAGATGATTGAAGACGCTATCGTCATCTATCGTCTATCTCGCGCACCAGAGCGTCGTATTTTCTACATCGATGTGGGCAACTTGCCGAAAGTGAAGGCAGAGCAATACCTACAACAGGTTATGAACCGTTATAGAAACAAGCTCACCTATAACGCTCAAACCGGTGAGATGAAGAATGATAAGAAGGTAATGTCAATGCTAGAGGACTTCTGGCTACCCCGCCGTGAAGGTGGTCGTGGTACAGAGATCTCAACTCTACCAGGCGGTCAAAACCTAGGTGAGATCACTGACATTGAATACTTCCGCAACAAATTGTACGCTGCTTTGGGTGTACCATCTTCACGTTCCCCCGGTGGTAGTGAAGGCTTCAATATGGGTCGCTCAAGTGAAATTTTACGTGACGAAGTTAAGTTCTCCAAGTTCGTAGCTCGTCTCCGTAAGCGTTT